TTAATGCTAAGAATGCAGAAGCATTCCCAGTACGTAACTCTTATGATCCGGAGAAGCCAGGCTGGGGCTGGATGTCTAATAACTCCCTAGAAGCTACCGTCGGCATGGATTACACTCCATTTGTAGAGAATATTGCGCTAAACGGTGAGCCAGGGTTCATTTGGCTAGACGTATCTCGTAAGTATGGCCGTTTAGGTGATCCCATTAATAATAAAGACTACCGTGTAGCAGGGTACAACCCTTGTGCAGAGCAGAGCCTCGAGTCATTTGAGTGCTGTACTCTGGTTGAAACTTACATTAATCGCCATGATTCTCTTGAAGATTACAAGCGTACGCTTAAGTTTGCTTACTTGTACGCAAAGACTGTAACTCTAATCCCAACGCACTGGGAAGAGACTAATGCAATCATGCAGCGTAATCGCCGCATTGGTTGTTCAGTATCAGGTCTTGCAGCATTTGCAGATGTTAAAGGTTTGCCAGTTCTCCGTGACTGGCTTGACACTGGGTACAACGAAGTACAAAAGTGGGACACCCTCTACTCAGAATGGTTATGCGTACGTGAGTCTGTAAAGACTACAACCGTAAAGCCTTCCGGTACGGTGTCAATCCTAGCCGGTGAAACTCCTGGAGTTCACTGGCCTGTGGGGGGACAGTACGTACTACGCTCCATCCGGTTCTCTAAGATAGACCCGATGGTGCCCTTATTTGAGAAAGCCGGATATAAAATTGAGGACTCTATTACAGATCCCGATAACACTGTTGTGGTATATTTTCCAGTCAAGTCGGTAGCAGTTCGCCCAGAAGGCGAAGTGTCTATCTTTGAAAAGGCTAATCTTGCCGCGTTTGCTCAACAATACTGGTCAGATAACTCTGTATCAGTAACTCTCAGCTTTGATAAAGAGACTGAGGCTAAGCACGTGGGAACAATCCTACACATGTACGAAGGCCGGTTGAAAACGGTATCGTTCTTGCCACAAGGTAAAGACGTATACCCGCAGCAACCGTACACTGAGATTTCAGAGGCTGAGTACAACGAGTATGTAGGTAAGTTAAAGAAAATTAACCTTAACGGTATCTATAAGAAAAACGCACTGGATGCGGCTGGGGAAGCCTACTGCACCACAGATGTATGTGAGATCAAAATTGGATAGGGTTAGCCCGTAAAACCCATATAACCCAACATAAACAAATAGCCCCCGCCCTAATGGACGGGGGCTATTGTGTTTGTATTAAGAAGGATTAATTTCTTTAATTTCTTCTCGCTCCCAGCTGACTACTCCATTTTCCATGTTGTCTCCAACTATAGCTTCTAAATAATTATCACAATCATGACAATAGCCACCCCACTGATCGGTAGTAGGTTGGCTACACATGATGCAGTTAATCTGCTCAGCCATATATTTCTCCTTAAGGTTTTGGCCATATGTATGGCAAGTCATCGGGAACTTCCCAATTGTATTGACTGTAAAATGCTACATCTTTACGTAGCAGGTTAGATTGATGTGACTCATGTAAGTCGGTATTACCAAGCCAAGACGGCATATCTAAAGTTTTTCCGCATGTTAATAATTCTTTACGCATAGCTAAAATCTGCGTTGTACAGTTATCTTTGTAACCTCGGTTGATCCACTCTTGACAAATTGTTAGGCCGTACTGTGTAAGAGCAATTTCATAACCCCGCCACATTACTGCAGCGGGGTGATTCCTCCAACCTTTGGTCATGCCCATGTTAGCCCTAAGTAGCTGTATTGCTTCTACTCGTTGCTTACCTAGGCGTTGACGATCGAGTACTTTAGCTGATTCTACAAAATCAGGACTCGGTAGGAATGTGTTTACCATTTTCATCCTCAGGCATAATATTTCGCGCAGCTGATAGAACTTGTTTGATTACAGGTAGTGCGACTACTTGAATGCCGCCAATTTCGGTGCTTACTGTTTCAAGCGTAGCTTCTATAGTATCTAGAATTCCATTAACAAGCTGTTCAGTGCGCTGCATGATACCGGCTAATAACTCTTCCGCTTCTTTATTATTCATAGTTGGTTTGTTATTCCTTTTCTTAGATATTGTCTAACTTCTTATAAGTTAGCTGGACTGTATAATTAATTATTTCTTCTAGGTCTTTAAGGCTTACTTGTTTTTCTGATTTTGAATTTACTGACGCTTTATTTTCAGCAGCTTTATAAACTACAGTTAATAGATCATCTACAAGAGTTGCAGAAAATGTGTATAAAGTTTTGGCTGCTTGATATCTAGTAAAGCCAGGGCTTTTACGAAGACCGAACAATAGTATTCTCCTTTTTCTTTTGATTGCCTCCCTTGAGAACAGACACATCAAATCCTACTTTGCGTAGGGACATATACATGTTCTGACGCTGACGACCATTGCCAGCTGGAGTTGATGGGATAGATACTTGACGTCCATCAATCGAATTGCGAATTTTTATGTGTCGGCTAGTCTTTTTACTAACTTCAAACCCGGCACGTTCTAGTTCGCGTACAATTCTTCTTATCTCTTTATCAGGAGATAGCATTGAAAATTCAAGTACTAACCCCTTACGTTTTCTACTCATTATTGGTTAATTTCTACGCTTTCATCATAGACTTCTATGTCACCGTCCCGCCATTCAATTACTCCAGTACGTGGATGTTCATTCCACTTTTTCATCGCTTCTTCAGGCGTCTCAGCTGTTACTAGGTAGCTGATGAGTTGTGTTACTTCGTATTGCATTAGTTATCCTTCTTTTCCATTAGGGTTCCATAAACTGGGTAATCAAAGTATTGATTGACTACATTCATATCGTCAGCAATTAACTCGTCAAATATTTTTACTGCTTCTTCTTGTGTATCTGCTTCAATTATGTCTTCGAACTGTGTAGTTCGATTAGATAGAAATAAGTATTTAGGCATCTTCTTCTTGTCCTCCTCGCTGTTGTATTGAACACTGTGAGCAAAATACTCCAGTCTCATCTTCTAACCATTCATGGCGATCCCTACAGTCTGACATTACTTCTCCTTTTCGCATTTGACGCATGGTTTATTTAACTCTGTTGTTTCTCCTTGATAGCAGACACCGCAGATATAACTAATCATTATTTCTCCTCATATAGGGAGGAAAGGAGGGCCAAACGGAAACGGTCGCTACTTTGACGCATTGCGACTTACATTTTGCTATGTTCGCTTGCACGCCTCCTTTCCGCGCCCTCGGGTGGATTCGAACCACCGACCAACAGATTAGAAGTCTGCTGCTCTATCCCCTGAGCTACGAGGGCTAGGAACTAGCTGGAGTGAAAGGAGGAAAGGTCTCCAGCTAGTTCCTATAACTTTACCATAGGATTACACCAACAACCTCAGTCCATATGGAGTATGGTTTTGTTTATGTTGGGGCAGCCCTAAGGTATTTTATGGGTACTGTCCTAGTAATATATAACGCGGGATAAGATTATATATGTACCTCCTCTAAGGTCAGTAGTTATTCCCATAACTAGAGAGGCTCTAAGATTATAGTGCGATCTTAGAGCCTCTCATTACTTATTTTTGATACGAACTGTAGGCTGCCAGGTTTTTTCACCGCGCCGCTTAAGATCAGTATCATGAATAAGTTTTTCGTTTACCACATCAATAATTACCAATGACCAGTTAGTAGGATCTAATAGATCTACCGGACGCCGATCATCAATAAGTACTTCAAAGGTAACTTGCACACGACGTATCATGCACATCCCTCCTCTATTCAGTTATAAGTACTGATTACTTCAGTACTATTTCCTCGATAGTCAATGCTTTCAGTGACTCTCGGAAATGATATTCAGCTTCTTTACCTGCCGGCCATTGCTCAAACGCACGTAACAATAGCTTAGATAAGCCAACATTAGACTCACTCATACGAATAGCTGCCTCAGCAAATGTTTTTGCTTCTGCATACTTGCTATTGAGCAGCATACATACGGCCAGCGTCTGAGTCATACAAGAACGGTTGTCCCCCTCAGATACTGTAGAGCCTTCTTCGGAGGTCCATTCTAAAAATTGAGTGCAAACTTCTGGCTCACGTGCAAACGCATAGATCATAGCATCGCGTATAGCCATAGACTTGAAACAATGCATAATAGCATCTAAAGATAATTCATCATCATCTCTGGTTAAAATGTTATGGTAAATAGCGTCTAACATTTTTATTCTAAATGGCACTTCTTTTAAAGTGTCTTCTGTTATTTCTTTTCCGTGATAAGTAAACATGCTTTCCTTTCTTGTTAGCAGTTTGCCATTAAAATGTTATCCATATTGTCATGGAGCCATTCATTAGGTTCTTGTACATCGTATACTTCAATAAGACTAAAGTTGTATTGAGACATTTCTTCAACCTTAGTCATAAAACTTACTGCATCTTCACTTGTATTAAAGGGCCCAATAATTGATTGGGTATCCTGATCATGTACTACAAACATATTGTAGCTACCTCCATTTCTATTCCGTTACCGTCTTTGTCTATACCGATGGGGTTTTGTGCATTCCATACACGACCCATACGTTTTCTACCATAGTCTCGTTGACCATTGCCTCCACAAGGCCAACAATCATACGTACTAGACCAATCTTCATGAGCGACTTGTTCTAGGTGCTTACACCCACCATGTTCAAGATGGTTTAGCTCATAGGCTGCATCATACAGTTTACGTGCTTCGTCGTAACTTTTTGTTCGATGAGTTGTGTAGGCAAGTTCAGCAAAGTATTTACGTTGCTGAGTTGTTACGCACTTGTCATCTTCACAATTCATAGGTCCGTAACACCATCTTGGGCTGTAACCTTTGCCTTTACATCGTCTACATTGTTGTAGTTTACTTGGGGTTTTACCATCAGAGTTTAAACTCACAATTAGTTTAAATTTACGCATTACTATAACTACATTGGGAACATACTCATTAATCATACGACGTACTGATTGATACATTTCTCTAGGGTGTATGACTACAGACCCATCAGAGTAATATGTAATTAGATTACTTCTGCCATTCCACCAATATGTAACTATTGAAATACTATCTGGTGTTTCACGCTGTAGATAAAGACCATCAGAGTATAAACTTCGTTTTGTCTTAATCTTTGATCTAGCACCTTTTAGCCAATTTTCTGCAGACGCATAGTCCACAACGCCTGTCCTATTCATTTTTCCTCCTTAAAGAAAGAGAGGGCGCATTGCTGCGCCCTCTCAGTTTGTTAGCTGTGCATTTTGTTTTTGATCATACTCGTTACTACTTGTTTAGCAAAAGGAATAAGATCAGCAGCATTGGTGACTGTACCAAAGATACTACACTTATGCTTCATTGCTTCTTTTGCTGACTCTGAACGATTTTCATCTATGTACGCCAATTGTGCCGGACTAGATATCATAACTAATACAGTCAGAATGCCGTTAGCATTCATGCGTTCAATGATTGTGTCGGTGTTATTACTAAACTCACCGTCAGTTACAATGAACATTACCTTAGACTTACGTCGACTAGAGTTTAACAGACGTTCGGTGGCTATTAAGGAATTCTTCGGATTAGTACCTCCATTACCAAATATAAACTGGAATGTGGTCTTACTAGTCTTCGTATTCTTACTAGACACTAATTCTGTCTTGTCGTCGAATGCATAAATAGTTACTGGACAATCAATCTGTTCTAATGATCGTTTAATAACCCATGCTGCTTCAGAAGCACGCATGTCATTATGATCATAAGACATAGATCCAGAGCGATCAATTAATAACACAGCTTCGATGTCTGTACCGTCTGAGCCTTCTTCCCAACGGTCAAAGGCCTCATCAATCTCACAGCCACGAATTACACGCTGCACATTAAGTCGACCAGCAGGCATCTCACGTTGCCAAGTTGGTTCGCAATCCTGACGAAGACGTTCTAGCTCTCGGCCAAAACGTCGAGCCGATAGTAAAATACTAGCGGGTACAGGAACAGAACTAAACTTGCCAAGCTTAATGCTATCTTCATGCTTGCCATCGCCACCTACAATAACACGCTGCTTAGTCTTAACATCTTGCTGAACATCCTTACGAGAAGCAATGTCAGTTTCGATTTTAGACAGCAGCTCTGCAACATTATCGGGAATACCGCCAACGCTTTCAACGTGTCCACTACCAGCTGTGCTGGACGGTGGTTGTTGATGTACGTCGCGTAACTTGATAGCTTCTGCAGCTGTTTTAGGTTGATAAGGTGCATCAGATGAAGTAGGGTTCGACATGCCAACGCCTGACGGCGGAGGATTGTTTATGTCGGTGTCATCATCGTCACGTTTACCTTTGTCTGTATCTTGTTCGGATTCCTCCGGCTTTGGTACAAACGTAGGTTCAGCTTGGCCTAAGCCTTTGGCACGTTCAGAATCTTTGAACTGTGCTTTACCAGCTTCTGGTCTACCCAACGCTACTGGACTACGGCCAGTACACTCACCAGGCTTACTCTTTGGAAGGTTGGGAGTGCCAATCTTATCAATAACTTCTAATTTGAAGCGTTGAATAAGTTCTTTTGCTTTGGCGTAGTCCTTAGGGAATGCTAACGTACGATATTGATCTACTATATCTATGATCGCCGGTATTAACTCTTGACGAGCAAACAGATCTCTAAACTGAACTCGTAGCTCCACAGGCAAGTAACGACGGCCACGAATTACTAAGTAATTTGCAGCCATTGTCTCTGGGCTATCTGAAAGCCAGCGAACAACTGTCTTGGTTAGATAAGGAACGATCGATGGATACCGAGCAGTAAGCAACGTCTCAATACGCTGATCCTCCAATATATTGAATGATTGAAGGAACCCATCAGCGGATGATTGTTGATCTTGCTCCAATACCCACTTTACTAACTCCGTACCTCGTCGTGGAGTATACAAGTGATGCGCAAGTTCATGATAGTTAAGACCATTGATCTGTATCAACTCATCAAGATCAAAACTATCAATCTGACTAGAGTTGATGAACACATCCTTACCATCTGACCAGGCAGGCGGTAAGTTATCGTCTTTAACTACATGTACATTAACTGGATCTTGAGTAAGAACTCGATCAGCTTGTTCATACACTCGGCAGAGAACACCAAGCCTTACGGCAAGTTCTTGTGCTTCTTCCGTGGTCTTCTTAGTATATGAATAATAATCTTCTTGACCTAGATCATCTCTATACACTGTAGCTACCTCTCTTTCTCTCGTTGTTGTATAACTATTAAATAGTTATTGTGGTTGTACCTGACTCATCAGATGTGCCAGATTCTGCAGGGTTATCGAATTTAATATCCATTGCGATACCAAAGTCACCTTTGAGATTGTACTCATGTGTTTGGAACACAAGGCGTACAGATGCCTGCTCTTCATCAGAAAAGTGAGCGATGAAGTTTTCGACAGCAAACTCATAACCTAAGCCATCTACAAAATCACCAAACTCCATCAACATGTTGGTAGCAATTGGTGTTTCGTACTGGCCCTTGGCTGCTTCAGCACGTAGCTGGTTAGCAAGCACCAATAAGTTCTTGTGCTTGACTAGCTGTGCTTCTACCTTAGGATCGTAATCCCATGGGATTTGCATGTTGAAGCGGTTACGGAATGCAGCATTGAGCTGGCCGGTACCTACATAGTCTGGGTTCATAGTAGCGAACACAGTTAGGTCAGGGTGCGCCTCAATAACTTCACCGTAATGGTCAAGCAATGAAATGCAACGACGGCGGTCTAGCAATGAGTAGGACGGGGTGATAATTTTCATACCAATGAAGTTAGCTTCATCAAAGATAAGAACACCGCCATTACGAACTACGTCAGTAACTGGACCATCAACCCATGCAAAGCCACCTTTGCCATCACTTACATACTTGCCAAAGAGATGGCTTGGCTCAAGAGCTGCACTGCCTGAGATGATTGCTACGCGAAGACCGCGAGCAGCCGACCAAGCTTGGATTGAAGTCGTTTTACCTGGACCTGTAGGACCGTATAGCAATACGTTGCGATGGTTAGCACGAGCATAGTCAAAGGCTTTGTAGTCTTCGACATTACCAATGATATTACGATGAACATATGTCTCGTGGATTTCAATTGGAGGTACTGATGCTAACGCAGCATGGATAACAGGAGCTTCGTGAGTAGTTACTTCAACTTCAGTTGTAAGCTCAACACTAGGTGCTGGGGTATTAATAACTGGAGGAGTGTAAAGATTCACTTTCTTACGCTGATCAATAATGAGATCTGCAAGAGTACTATCATCAGTAAGTACTCGGCTGTACATCTCAAGGAATGTGTCAGCGGCAATGACTCCGGATATTCGCTCGGCTTTACCATGTGCAGAAACACACTTAGTACCTAGCACTGATCCATAGCCATTATCATGAATAGCTTTTTCATCAGCTAAAGTAACTTCTACACCAACGGGTTCTGCTGTAAGCATTTCATTTGGCAGAATGCCGGTGTTGAGTGTGTCTAGATCAGTTTCAAGCCAACGATTGTTGGGCCCTTTCTGACCGTCCGTTACACGTGCGTATACTCGCACGTTTCCATCGATTTTTATAATAATCATTTGTCGACGATGGTTACCCATAGTCGGTTCATATGATTCCATAAAGACGGAAATATTTGCCATGGTTTTCTTTTCTCTTTCTCTCGAGGTTTACTACTTACACCCTCCGTGTAAGTAGGTCTTGCTTTTCTTACTCGTCCTCAAACCCACAGGATTCAGGATCTAAGGTCGCCTGAAGCATAAAGATTGCTTGCTGACAAGCCATTATGCGTTCAGGCGACCAGTTTGTTATTGCATCAAAGAGGCTATCGTTAAGGTCTAAGCCCTCAATGAATTCATTGGTAAACGCAGCGATTGCATCGATTTCTTGTTCAGATCTCGGTTCATGCTGTGACCTATCAATGTATTGCATGGTCCTCCTTTGTTTATGTTGGACAAGGTTTAGAAGTCTAAATCTTGTTCATCTAGTTTAAGGAATTGTTGTACAAACTCTTGAGTAGATGCGTAAGCATCAACTCTTGGGTTTATTAGACGCAGCCATGGAAGATAGTAATCTTCTTCAGACGTCAACCTGTCTCTGTCTTGCGGTTGGCTAGACATTGTGACAGTTTCTTCTTCTAATGAATCCAATTGAATTTCAATAGGTATACGATTCATTAGCTCCTCCTTAGTTAACTACTGAGTACATATTTCACATACTCATGGTGGGGCGTGTGGGACTTGAACCCACGACTGGCAGATTATGAGTCTGCTGCTCTAACCAACTGAGCTAACGCCCCGTAACCCTACACGGAATGCTTCATAGTTGAGTTCATCACCGACAGTATGCATCGTGTAGGGATTCTGCGTGGAAGGTTGGTAGCGTGGTCGCCCGCAAGGGTTGGACAGTATTACCGGTTGTCACGCAGAATTTTAGTTAATCAACCCACTCTAATGTGAGCTCAGGCTCAGCATTGTAGGGCTGAAAACTAATCTTGTTACCACGCTCAATGATTGAGTATCGAGGCACAGCCTTGTCATCAATAAGAGATAATGCAGCACGCAAGCCATGTGCTGTACCTCTGTGATAATCATCTAGACCGACACTTGCATCTTCAAACTCTGCAAGGTCTGCTAGTTCAATCATGTGAACTAGTTTATTAATCAGTTTGCGGACTTTCTTCTTGCCCAATTTCTTTGGCATCTTGCTCCTCTGCTATTATGGATAGTATTTCTGCTAGGGTTTTACCAGAAAACCTGTCTTGATTGGTTAAAGTTTCTGGTTCATCAATTTTAGTACCAGACTGTGAACAACATTTTTCATCTAAGCACATTTGAGACCACCAGGTATCTCCAATAACTTTGATAATATCAAGCCACCATATTTCTTCTGCTTTGCCAGCTAGCCCAACAGCAATAATTTCATATTGATCTGGTGTTAGTTCTGGTTTATTACAGACGACTAAGACACTTGCTTTACCATCAATTACTTCTGCAGTCCAGTCTTGGTTCAGTTTTATAGGTCCTTTGAACCAACGAATGTTTTGAAGAAAGGTTTGACGAGTAGCTTGAATGGCCTCTAAAGTTACTAGAGCAAGCGATGTTTCATTAAATTCTGAGTAACTACTCAGGTATCTAAGAAGATGTGCTGGACTATGAATCTCAATGACATTGTCTGATTTTACAAAATCAATGTGTCTTACAACGGCTTCGTACTTTTCCTCTTGCGTTGTCATTTCTTGGCAACTCTTTTCTTTTTTGGTTCACGTTTAGCATTTGCATTGACTAATGCAAGCACTACTTTCTTTTCTTTGCTTTCCATTATTACCTGCTTTCTAGTAAGGAATGGGGAGTGCACTACAACCATTGGATTATCTTATTGATGTCTGCTTCGTCCACTTTAAGAGGTGTCAACTCTACGTCTAGTCCCGCAGGAAGACGTATGTCAATCCGGTGCTTACAGCTAACAGCCCCCCTACTTATCGCAAGTTTCTCCCCAAAGCGCAAACGGTGTTTAATAACTGTCACTTACTAAAGTTTAACCGCCGCTTGTATGTTTACTCCTCTGTAGATGTTAGGATAGTTTTACATATACCACAATCACGTTATTGGATACTTTTGTATTACTCCCCATTCCCTTCTCATCCCTTTGTATAAAGGGAGCAAGATAGCCAGCCGCAGCAGATGTTTATGTTGGGCTGGCTATCAAGCTCTAGTTATACTAGAGGTATTTACCAATGTCACCAAGCGTCTTTGATGGGAAGCTAGATGTTGAGCATGCTTTTAACAACTCAATGGATCGTTCTAGTTCCTTTACTTTGTAACCGTCCCACTCACAAGTTGGTCGTTTAGGTTTTGTTAAACCAAAATCTCTTGCGTTAAGGTGCTCATTAAAGATTCCTGATGTACGAATAGTTACTATGTCCCCCGTAATATGACCTGAATACCTGTCTCCTTCTACAGTTACTTCATAATCATTAAAGGTTGTACGATTGAGAACAGCACGTATCATGTCAATTTTGAACTGCTTCAGGTCGTATTCGTATTGGCTAAATTCCCGTTCGTAAACGGCAAACTCCTGTTGAGCAACTACAAGTTTTGCCTGCAGCTTAGCCAACACGTATTGTGTATCCAAAGGGATATTTGTTGCTGTCATTTTTCCTCATTTTCTTTGTAGGGTGAGCAGTTTATACACATGCTCAGGTGTTACCTATGCTCCGACATCCTTTGGTGATAGGTAACCAGTCAGTCTTTTATAGTCATCCTTAGGACTCTTATTAGGAACGGAATCGATTGGAAAGTTCGCGAACCCGTATGCTCTTGCTTGGAGGCCAGCCCAAGCTCAATACGACGGACCTACTAATCGTACTGGTATACCAATCTATAAATAGATGGTAGGGACTCCGTTTGATCGCTCCCCTATAAGTCTGTGCAGTTTAGAGACATGCAGGTCATCAGCTTTTGATTACTTGAGCGCCTAATCAAGGTGTCTCCGTTATTTATACTCGCTGAGACTCATGCCCTAGCATTTGTACGAGTCTTCTACCGCTCAGCAGTCTGCTTACTAGGCGAAGTCTTTTTAACATACGGCAAGGCTAGATAGCACTTGTCGCAATAGTCATTGCCATCTTGTTCGAACCAGATGTCAACCTTTTTCTTACACTCACTGCACTTCATTTGGGGTTTCTAACGCTTTGAGTGTAGAGCACGGATAGGCTTGTATGCAGTTACAGCAAATGGTATCTGGTTTAAAAGGGCTTTCCCATCCAGATGCTACCGGAGTATGTAACTCACGCACACGATCAATAGCCTCTTGTAGCTCATTGGCTATAGCTTGAAAGTATGTCATTGTGTCCAAGTCCTACTGTCTTGTGTGCGGGCGGGTTTGTTTATGTTGGACGCATACCCACGTAGCCTGATGTACTCAAGCCACGTTGCTGTACTAGCCATCTCAATCATGAGTTGATCAAGGCGTTGTTGTGCCTCACGTTCTTTATCCACTATATCTACAATGCCTAGCCATAAGGCAAAGCGCATTAGTTTCTTAATCATTTTATCTCCTCCTATTGATTAGGAATTTGTACAAGTATCGAGTGATGATACGTTGTCTGTCCATAGAGAACAACGAATCACGTGCTTCTTCAGCTACTGCATCAAAAACTAAAAGCTTTTTTGATTTGTATACTCCTTTTTCAATAGCCTTACTAACATCACGACGGTTTGGTTCAGGATCACCCTCGTTATAGTAAAGGCTAACAATGAATACTTTTCTATTTATCATTCTTTCTCCTTGTAACATGTGCACTTGTTTTTAGTACATCTATTCTCATAGATGTATGTCAAGCACTGTTCTTGCCTCCATCTATGAGAGAGTTTAAATAAAAACTCTTCAATCTTAGGCAAAGTATTGTTGTTAAAGTCTATGACTTTGACGTAGAGCCAAAATACTAGTTTGTAAAACCACATTAAATATCCCATCTAGGAAATAGACTTATTCTAAAACCAAAGAACAATAGGGTGAAAGAGATTTCGTAATCTCCACTGGCAAAGTCAAGACAGATATGTATAGGGTTAAAACATACTCTACGAAAATTTACGTGCGTAGATATGTACAGCCCTTTCTTCTTAGTTATATATTTCTTAATCATCATTGCTATCCTTTCAACTTACCGGTTACTACGATCTTGTGCTTGTTACGGCGTAGTCGTTTCTTGCTGACTTTCATTAGTCCCACCTTTCTTCATCACTATCGAGATGGACAATGCCATGCTCTTTATCTATTTCTTCGTGTACATTCTTATGGATATTAGGCAGCACATATTTCTTAAATACTGTGCCGTATAAGAACCACACAATGAGCACGTCTTGAATTAATGTCCATAGTAGTTCAGCTACTATGTGATTAGGGTCAGTAAAGATTTCTAACCATGTTTCGTGCATGTTTCCTCCTTTAGGTAGGGGATAGGCACAACCCAATGTCGAGTTGGGACCAACTGGATATGCCCGAAGTCTATTTGTTCAAGCGTCTGCATATTGTATACAGATATTAGATACATCACCTTGCTCCATCATCACTGGGTACCCCAAGTGAGCACTGACGGTTGCACCTATCCCCCAATAGCCATAGGCTATTGCTTAGTTTCCAGCTTGAGGATCTTATTAATTAGTTCCGCCATGTGCTGGTTCAAGTCTTGTACTATTTCTTCTGTAGATTTAGGCTCTACATCCTGTGTCTCATCAGACATTGGTTGCCTCCTTTGCTTTTTGTTCTCTCAGATACTTAGCGTATGCATCTCTGCAAGACTCTGAGCATAGATTTTGTACGTATATTGCCTTGTATTTATTGGCGTTGTTTAGTACTTCATCAGTAACTATTTCCCAGCCGTCGTCATTTGGATTATCTGGTGGCAGATCATCCATGCACATAAGACATACGACTCTTTTTATCTCTAGCTTCACGTTCCTCCTCTTGTATTACTTTTGCTACAGCAATAGCAAACTCTTCCATGGTCATGTAGTAAAGCGGAAGCATAAGGTTTATCATCTCTGAAGATGCTTCCTTTATCCCTCGCTCTACTTCAGACGCATAACCCAAAGAAACTCTGGCTCCACGTTTTACTGACCGGCGTTCAATTTCTCTCAAGCTGCGCTTGAGTTTTAACCGCTGTGTTCGTAATACGTGTCCTTGCACCTCTCTAAGAAGCATTATTCCTCCTTACACTGATACTGTTACCTTTGCTTTGCCCTTAGCTTTGAATGCTTGGGCTTTAGCCTGTACTACTGGATCAATAGCACGACGTTCCTTACGCTCTTGCTTGAAGCGTAGTCGTGCTGGGCTTGACTTAGTCATCTTTCTTCACCTCCTCATCTGCTGTAAAGAGTATTACTGCTAATAGAATAAAAAAAGCAGCGCAAACCATTCCTAGTCCAACTAAGATCATAGTATTACCCTCCGTTTATCCAAAGGCATACGCCAAACGCTACAACCCATAGTTCTAGAATGCCAAGTACTAGATACATTCTAAAGCCTTAAGAATTTCAGCGTATGTAGCATCCAATACTTCACTAAGCACTGGTAGCATTGCTACACTTGGCTTGGTTTCAAGTGAGAAGTAACGATAAAGATTACCTCGGTTGATACCAAGATCTTCTGCTACTTCTTGTAATGAATGGTAACCTAGTCTGGTCATACGAGAACGCAACCAGACCATACCTGTCTTTTGCTTAGCCATTTTTCCTCTTTTCTAGATTTCCTCGGGGAAATCTATACGACCTACATCTACGCACATAGATGTAGGCCATATATACTCACCGATGCTACAACTCTTCAGTATTCTTTGCGAAAGCCTTCTCTTCAAGAGTCTTCTCTGCAAGGTTGTTAAGAGCATTTATGAAGAGTTCATTAGTATTTTGAGGTCCGTATTCATCGAAACGAATCTCGCATAGGTAATGGTGTGCTTCCCAGCCATTGAAGCTGTCTCCATCTTTACGGGCTAAGGCGTATTCTTTAGGATCAAGAACATCTACCTTTTCATCGCAGTATCTGCAGGTATTACCCACAAGCACTACGTAGTCTTTAGCACCGTCATGCCATACTTTCACCCACTCACGTGGATGTGGTGTGTTAAATAACATAGACACTGTTTTCCTCCTTGTTGACCTGTCACTTCAGTGCTGGTAGGTCATCTCCAGCAGACGCCCGAAGGCGTTTCGACTTAGTTAAATTGTGCGCACAAAAGACCTTTATTAGTCTTTAGTCTTTTCGCTATGGACAATCCCATAACAATTGGGACAGCTGAGCTAGCGGATTTTACTGTATGACCCTGACCAATTAGACGTATGTAATCTAAAACGGTGGGCGACTCAACATCTGCTAGTTTGGCTATCTCCCAGACTCGCATTTTTCCACCAATAGCATTGAGTGCCATTGTTCCTCCTGGTTGTATTAGATAGCGGGCCCGGCTAACAGACTGAGTATTTCTCAGCCCTGTCCAGGCTAGCTCGGGCCCTTACCTATCAATGTCCGCGAAATTTTCGCGGGGAAACTACATTGTCATAGTCTCCATGGCAATCTATCTCTCAGGGAAGAAAGAGATAGACCACCAAAGTGACTCACAATAATGAGACAGTCTTACTAAATCCAGCCCTAAATGTAGACTTATCTACAGTGTAAAGCATAGAGTTAGTAGGCTTACCAAAGAGTTCATTTAAGAACTCCACACGCATGCCATCGCCCACTCTAGATGAGCGCTGGACTAGTACTGCTTCTGGACCAGACTCCCACCACTTCCAGGCTTGCTGTAAAGCATCCCAGACTGATGTAGCCTTGAAGTCACCTAAGCATTCTTCGACAATATTTCCACTACCAATGCGAACTAGGTCCATAGCACCGCCACTAGGCGATATATCTGTGGTATTCCAGGTCAAGTAGTAATGAGTATATATTCTGTACCATTTCATGCTTGTTTTCCTCCTCCTCTTAGTTTTCGCGAATTTTTCGCGGGGAACTAAATAACCCCAAGGAACTCTACCTCTAATAGAGATAGAGAACCTTTGAACTATTTAAGTCTAGGCAATCCACACATACAGGTAGGATCTTCAACTATTTCACCTGTAACTGGATTTATTTCAAACCTAATAGCATGCACATGTAACCCGGCGTAGTGAAGTATGAGTTCACCAACACTTATAGGGCTAATCTCAACCACCACAATGTCTTTGGTTGCTTCGTCATACTGGCTCTGGTGTGTATCACAACGAGTACTGAGACCGTAGTAATCTTCCATCTCAGGCATCCATCGTTCTACACAACCACATTCCAGTGGGACCAATACATCACCTGGTTTTGCTATTGTTAGCATTCTTCTTTTCCTCCTCGAGTTAGGTGATAACAGTACCTACCCAAGCCCGTAGACCTGGTTGTACTCTCATCATTGAGAGTTGCTGGCTAACAGTAGCCCAGCCCTCCTCTATGACCATAGTTATTATGGGCATAAAGAAAGGCTGGGAGACGTGAATCTCCCAGCCAATCCCTCCTCACTCGAGAGGATTAGCCAAGGAATTTTTCCGTGGCTAAGCGGAGATCGCGAATGCCATCGCCGATTGTCTTGGAGTCGTGACGTTCGTAACGCTTCAAGATTTTGGCAATGTCTTCCGCAATACCTGATGGAGTGACAGCAAAGTCTGCTGCTTCTTCCTTGTTGGCTTCATTCTGGTCGACTGTGTCGTCGAACCATTCCTGAAGACCGGTGAGGTTCTTCTCTGCCACTAAGGCGTCCCAATTCTTGAGGGACTTCTTGGTGATAAGAAGTTTGGACCACTTGAGGATGTTGAGACCCATTGCTAGGTCAACTTCCATAGTGATTGCTGCGTACATTGCGGAGTACAGTCTCTGAGCATTGATGTCAATAGACTCCTCAGATACCTTGCGGATAGTGCTGTACTTATCCTCAATGTCCGACACGCCAAGGGCTTTGTATTCCGCACGATTAGCACGAATAGTCTGGTATGCCCAGAGTGACTGTGCTAAGGTGTGGTCGTCGCCGCCCTTGCCTTTACCGTCAACAACAGCGGAAAAACCCGCTACTGCCTTGGTGACCTCGAGTTGCGTCTCTGTAAGAGATACAACCCCTGACTGTGTGGCTTTCCCCGCCACGGGGGTAGGTGATGACATGATGTCTCCTCTACATGGCAAGTTCTGCTTGCCGACAGTCCGTACCGTGTGGTACAGAGCCCCCACCTGCCATGTCGCAGGGCAGCAAGTACGAGTACTTGAACTTATGTGGGGACTCGAGAGGAAAGGAAAGGTCAAGGCGGAACCTTGTAGGTTGCGAGCAACCTTGGTCATGGCTCCGCCTTTCAAGCCTAATGAGCACCGTAAGGGCGGTCACCCTTAAATGTTACTTACAAACCCTTACGGCAGGAGAGACGGGCAGCTGGCTTTTGATGGGGCATACAGTAGCCAAACGGGCTTCTATGATCATAGAGGGGGTGTTTTTTTGCTCCAAAATAGGCCGACTTGACAAACAAAGGGTTTTTTGCATTTTTGCTAAAATTTTGGCGGAAAACTTTAAGTACCTAAACTTTTTTTACCTATAGGGCACGATGCAGTAGCCTTAAGGTTAGTATTTATCTATGGAAATTGAAAACGGTAGTAACGTAATTCCTTTTGATGGAGAGGCTTCACAACGTGTTAAGGCAAGAAGACTAGCTGTCGAGCATAACTCAGGCGCACATGGCGCAATAATAGATACTGCAAACAGCAGAGTTAGCCTAAGTAACGCTATGGCTCAGCATGCTGATAGAGTCGGGCAGCATTATATGGATGTAAACGCAGGTAAAACTACTTTTGACCCGGATGTAGTGCACACTAACCCAGAAACCGGTCAACCATACACTCATGAAGAAATGTACTCTCATTACCTACAGGCTCAAGTAACAACTGATGAAGCTGTTAAACAAGCACATGACCTTTTAGACAGATGTCCTGATTGCCAAAAAACTTTAGAATCCAGTCTTGAAGACGAACATGACGAAGGTTTGCATCATGAATCGGCGGAAGGCCCTCACGATGAGTGTTCTAAGTGCATTGAAGAGGACAAGAAAGCTAGTGAAGAGGGGCCGTCCGCTACTGTAAGTGATCTCGGTGCTTTTAGAAACAAAAGAAGAGAAGATAGAAACTTCCAGGCTGTAGAAGATTTCAGAAATGACGATAAATAATGATAGATGAACAAGACGACGAGGCTAGAGACCGCGTAATTAACTATGTTG